ACACAGGCAGCAATTAGGGCCGGGTACAGCGCGAGGTCCGCCTCACAGATGGCCTACGTGCTGTTGAGGAAACATGAGATTGCAATCGCCCTGAAAGAAGCCCAGCGTCAGCGAGCTGCGCGCGTCGAGATTACGCAGGATCGTGTACTCCAAGAGGTCGCGCGGCTGGCGTTTCTGGACTACCGCAAGTTCGTCAACGACGACGGCAGCGTGAAGCCTATCCACGAACTGGACGACGACACGGCGGCGGCGCTCGCGGGCCTAGACGTGTTCGAGGAGTTCGAAGGCCGCGGCGAGGATCGCGTGCAGATCGGCTTCACCAAGAAGCTGAAGGTGTTCGATAAAAAGGGCGCGCTCGAGTTGCTCATGCGCCACATGGGCATGCTCAACGACAGCATGAAGCTGAAGGGCGATGCCGAGAATCCACTCGTCGTTCTCTTGCGCCAAATGCAAGGAACTGCACTCAAGCCCACGGCAGCGGATGACGTAAGCGATTGATCGCGCTCACAAATTATTTTGCAATTTCTCGGCTATGGTTCTATAATCGAACCATGCAGCAAGGGAGCTGCGCGGAGAGAGAAATGCAGGATCGTGACTATAGCGGTGACTACGTTCAGGATCATTGCCCGGATTGCGGCGAGAGCGAGAGCGAGAGCGAGTGTGTGTGTGGCGAGACTGCGGTGCAGCGCGTGCGCATCAAGGTCCGCGGCGAGGCGAGCGCGCAGGGCATCTTCGACGTGATGAACGGCCGCAACGTTCGCTGGATTCCGCCGACCACTCGCAAGGGCGAGCACTGGATCGAGTTCGACGACGAGAACGTCATCTCGGCCCGCGAGCATATCCGCACGATGTTCCCGCTGATGCGCTTTAGCGCTGTCGCGGTCTGACAACGCAATCACGAAGGGGGATGAAATGGTGCAGATTACGAACGCTGAATATGCCGCACTGGTTGCCGAACGTGATGCATTGCGCGTGGCATTGGCGGAACTGGTTCGCCTGAATCATGACTGGAGTTGCGGCACGGCTTACGTTCGCCGCGAGTTTGTGACGCACAACGATGCGGCCATTGCTGCCGCGCGCGATGCGCTTCGGCTGTCCGCCTAACCACCGCGCCCGCTACAGGAGAAAGACGATGGACCTCGGCACCTACAAAGAATTCAAGTTCAACGGTATCCACTATCGCGTGTGGAACAACGGCGACATCGAGCGCTACGACGGTGGCTCGATTGGATACACCAAGACGCATTCTCTCGCTGTACGCGCCGAAGCGCGAAGGCTCGGATTGGTCTCCTAACGCACCGCGCCCGCCGAGTCGGTCAATCATCATGAAGATCCTCGAACCGTCCGACGACTGGCGCACCAAAGGGCTCGACGAAGCGCTCGAGCCGCAGGCGCCGCTCACGGACGAGGAGAAGCGCAGGCAGTACGAATACGAGCGCGAAATGCGCGAGGACGCGTTCGGCGAGTTGCCGACACGCTACTGATCGGGGGCAACCATGAAGTTCGAACCGCTGCTGCTGAACATCATCATCATCATGGCGAACGCGTACCTCGAATACACGTGCGCGAACCCTTGGGAGCCGCCGATCAGGCGAAAATGGGTCTACCGGAGAACGGTCGACCTGTCGCAGATAGCTTTGCTGTAGCAACCTGCCCGCCTCGCGCGGGCTTTTTCACGAGGACAAACATGGGAACGAGCATCCACGGTCGAAATCTTTTGACGGTCGCCGGCATCACTATGGCTATAGCCGGACGACCGAGCTACATGGCGCCGATCGATATTGCGCAAGGCTTTAAGGCACCCCGCATCCGCGCCGCGGGCTACACCGTTGCACAGGGAAAGCGGGACGCACGCAAGGCGCGCAACGCGAAGCGGCACAAAGCGGCTGTTCGGCGCGCTCGTTGAGCGGTTTCTACTCGCTGCCCAGCGAGCGGTAAGAAACGATCTACCCAAAAGCAAGGAGAAAGGAGTGAAAAAGCTATTCGCAGGAGCAAGCATCACGTTCGTCGTCCTGGTGCTGTTCGGCATCCTCGACGTTCGTGTGTGCGTCGGATCGGCCGGAGCATGCAGCGCGAGCGACGAGGCCGCGCCCACGCACGCCAGCGCCGGGAGGGTGACGACGTGAGCGAGGATCTCGAACTGCTGAAGCTGGCCGCAAAGGCGGCTCGCATTCGCGAATTCGACGAACACCAATCGGTCGGATCGAAGACATGCGGGCTGTTGGTGCGAAGAGAGCTTGAAGTCCGCTACGATGCGGTCTGGTGGAACCCGCTCAAGGACGATGGCGACGCGCTGCGGCTGCTGATCGAGCTCGACGGCAAGGTCGAGACACTGGTCGACTATGGAACTGGCGTGATCGCGATGGTGTATCACGGCGCAGCGCGAGGGCGAGCGTACGAAAAGATCGGCGACGACCAGGCCGCAGCCGTGCGCCGCGCCATTGTCTGCGCCGCTGCTGAGATCGGGAGGGCGATGCCGTGAAAGTATCCGAACTGAGCGGCGCGCTGCTCGACTACTGGGTCGCGCGCGCGGCTGGGATAACCAACGCCAACGAGAATGAGATCAAATATCCACCGAAAGTCTATTTCGGACCGCTAGACGGCAGCAAGGACATGGAACTGTTCTCTCCATCGACGAATTGGGCGCACGGCGGCCCGATCATCGAGCGCGAGCGGATCATGCTTGACGGTCGCAGCAGGGCCGGAAATCCGATCAATTACTGGTGCGCGCGGCTTGCTCCAGGCCGCCTGTATTTTGGCGAGACTGCGCTCGTCGCCGCGATGCGCGCCTACGTCGCCAGCAAGTTCGGCGAGGAAGTGCCCGACCAACCGGAGGAAAAGTGAAAGCAATCTCAATCCGCCAGCCGTGGGCTTGGCTCATCGTCGCCGGCCACAAGGACGTCGAGAACCGCACGTGGCGCACGCAGTACCGCGGGCCGATCCTGATCCACGCGAGCAAGGGTACGACGAAGCGCGAGTACAACGCCGCTTGGACGTTCGCGTTCTGCGGCCACGATATTCCGGCCAAAGCCATCTACGAATTGCCGAAGTTCGAGGATCTCGAACGCGGCGGCATCATCGGCATGGCCGAACTCGTCGACGTCGTGCCGCCGTACCGGCGCGAGTCGCCGTGGCATATGGACGGCTGCCAGGGCTTCAAGATGAAGAACGTCCGGCCACTCCCGTTCATCCCGTTCGACGGCCGGCTCAACATTTTCGAAGTGCCCGATTCGCTGCTCGTCGAGCACGCGCCGGAACTGTTCAAAGCGAGGGCAGCGTGAAGATCGCAGCGAACTGCGTGATTGCAGCAGTCGCGGCATGGGCGCTCCATCCGCGCTCGACACGCATCCGGTTCGTGCGCAACCGCGCGAGGCGGCTGCATTGCATATGGGAGCGCGCAGGCCGGCGCTTCGAGTTCTACGCGCCCGGCCGCAGCAAGCTTCCGTACTGGCGTAATGCGCTGTACGTCGGGACCGTCAAGGAGGTCAACTGATGACTGTCTACGTCGACGATATGTACCTGTACCAGCTTGGCGAGTTCAAACTTCCGAGCGGTCGCGTCATGAAAATGAGCCACATGATCGCGGACACGCGCGAGGAGCTTCTCGCGATGGCGAAGACGATCGGCGTGCAGAAGCGCCATATCCAGAAGCTCGGCAAGCACGGCGAGCACTTCGACATCTGCAAAAGCTATCGCGACAAAGCAATCAAGGCCGGAGCCGTGCCGATCACGCTGCGCCAGTGCTCGGCCATGTGCGTGCGGCGCCGCGAGACGGGCGAGCTCGGCAAGCCGGATGATGCCGAGCAGTGGAACGCGGAGCGCTTGACGTCGCGACATGCAGAGGCAGCATGAAGCGAGCTTGGGACCACACGAAACTGCGCGTAGACGGATGGTGCACGGTTCAGCCTGACACCGACGACGAGATCGTGACAACGACGGGCCGGCGCTACCGCATCCTCGATCCGATCTACCGCGATGGGCGGCTGCGCAGCCTGCTCGTCATCGTGCTCCCGCTCGACGCGCCGATCCTCGGCCGACAGTTCCATTGGCAGTGGACGCCTCGCAAACGCCGGACTGGCTAGAAAATCGAACCATGGTGCGGTACAGTGCGGCATCACACGACACAATCCGCACGCAATGACCACCGCATCAATCGAGATAGACGACGCGCCGCTCACGGAGGATGAGCTGGCGCGTTGTTTGTCCGATCCGCTGTGGAGGATCAGCTCCGGGCGCCTGTACAAGATCATCATCAAGGGCGACGACGAGGACGACGATGGGCTTGTCCTGCCGTTCCGCCCCAATCGCGCGCAGCGCCGCCTCCTTCGCCGCTTGTGGCACCGCAACGTCATCCTCAAGGCCCGCCAGCTCGGTTTCACGACGCTGATCTGCATAATCTGGCTCGACCACGCGCTGTTCAACGCAAACAGCCGATGCGGCATCATCGCGCACGACCGCGAGGCCGCTGAGGTCATCTTCCGCGACAAGGTGAAGTTCGCCTACGACAACCTGCCGGCCGCGCTGCGCGTGCACATGCCCCTCGCCGCCTGCAACAAGTCGGAAATGCTCTTCGCGCACAACAACAGCTCGATCCGCGTCGCGACGTCCATGCGCTCGGGCACGATCCACCGCCTGCATATCTCGGAGTTCGGCAAGATCTGCGCGAAGTACCCGTACAAGGCGGCTGAAGTCGTGACCGGCTCGATCCCGGCCGTACCGAAGAGCGGCATCCTGGTCATCGAGTCTACGGCGGAAGGGCGCGACGGCGAGTTCTACGCCATCACGAAGCGCGCCGAGGCGATCGCGCAGCAGGACAAGCCGCTCACGCCGCGCGACTATCGGTTCCACTTCTATCCATGGTGGCAGGCGCCGGAGTACCGGATGGACCCGGCTGGCGTCATCATCACGGAGAAGGACCGCGACTACTTCGAGGCCGTTGAGGCGAAGACGGGCACGGCGCTCGACGCCGAGCAACGCGCTTGGTACGTCGCCACACGCGACGCTGACTTCTCCGGCAACGAGGAACGTATGTGGCAAGAATACCCGTCGACGGTCGACGAACCGTTCCAGGTGTCGACCGAGGGCACCTACTACGCCAACCAGCTCGCCGCGGCGCGCAAGCAAGGGCGCATCAAGCCGTCCCTGCCCGTTCTGCAAAGCGTGCCGTGCTTCACGTTTTGGGACATCGGCAACAGCGACGGGACGGCCGTTTGGGTCATTCAGCGCATCGAGTACGAATGGCGCTGTATACGGTTCAAGGAAGGATGGGGCGAAGCGTACAGCCACTATGCGCAATGGCTACAGGGGCTCGGGCTTGTGTGGGACACGATGTTCCTGCCGCACGACGCGGACCATGAGCGTCAGGGGCAGACGAGCAACAAGAGCCCGAAGCAGATGCTAGAGGAACTCATGCCGGGCGTGCGCTTCGAGATCGTGCCGCGCATCGACGACGTGAATTGGGGCATACAGCAGACCCGCGACGTGTTCCCGATGCTGTGGTTCGACGAAACCGAGTGCAAGCCTGGACTGATCCACCTGGAGAACTACCGGCGCAAGTGGAACACGCAGCAAGCGCGATGGTCGTCGGAGCCCGACAAGAGCGGCGGACACTCGGAAGCCGCCGACGCGCTGCGCCAGTTCGCGCAGGCGTACGCCGGCAACCTCATCAACGTCCGCAGACAGAGCAAAGCGAAGCGCCCGCGTTCCTGGCGCACCACGTAACCCAAGGAGAAGGCAATGGAACAAAGAGCAGTGGAGTACCCGGCCCGGTCGGTCGACATCCGCATCACCGATCCGAATTGCGAGTATGGATGCTTCTACCTGAAAGTCGCCCGCGCGCTTCGCCATATGGCGGACTCGCTCGAAGCGCCGGGCCTTGCGTCCCAATTCGAAGCGACCATGGGACGCGTCCAGTTTCAGGTCGGGCTAGACAGGCCGATCACGATTGAATGGGCCGGCGCTGACGTAATCGATAGGCCGCAAGATCCGGCCGGCCCCGACCGCGCCCCCGCCGATCTGGCGCCCACACCTGAAGAACTGGCGTCGCTCACGCCGGCTGAGCGCGAGGCGCTGGGCACGTGGAACGTCCATCGAGGCAAGTACGGATGGCGCGCGGAGAACGGTCAGCATGCGGTATTCGTTGCGTCGGACGACGGCCGCGGCCAAGACGATGCGCAAGCCATCATGATCGACACGCTTCGCAAGGCCGAGATCATCGGCGAGAACGAAGAGCCTACATTCTATTTCGAGGACTGAGCAATGACGATCGAAACCGCCCGCCCCGCGATCGACCTGACGCGCTACCACTTCGTGCGCGAGCTCGGAGACGTGAGACTTTACGGGACATGGCTCTACGACGCAGAGCTCGACGATGACGAGCCGTGCCTGGTGCTTGTCCCTGCGCATCGCACGTATGGTGTCGTGCCGTGCTGTGTAGCACTGTCGGCAGCTTTCCGATATGATGATCCGGCCCACCTGGCGGCTGTTTCGCTTGAGTTTGCAAGAGCATTAGGATTCGACGGCAACGTAATGACGGCAGCGCACAAGATCGGTTCGATCATTCACGATCATCTGCTCGATCTCATCAAAATGCCGGAGAACCCGACCGAGGCAATCGTCGGCGCGACCGCCAACGTGGACTTCGGCGACGGCCGCAAACGCACGGTGGAGATCATGGACCATGTGCCCGTCGACCAAGCGTGAAGCGCATCGAGCGCAATCGGAGTGATACGTGTTCGATCTGAACGATAAAGACGCTACGCGGCTCAAGCCCGCACGCAACGATGAGGGCATCCTCTCGGATGGCGAAGCCGCCGCGCTCAATTCGAACGCAGCAGCGAACCCGCTCGATAGTCCGCAGATGCAAGATGTGCAGACGCGCCTCCTCTCCTACTACCGTCAAGAGCTCTCGCGCCAAGAGCGCAACCGCGCGGAAATGGCGGTCGACGAGGACTACTACGACAACATCCAGTGGACCGAGGAAGAGATCGAGGAGCTGAAGGAGCGCGGCCAGGCACCCACGGTCTACAACGTCATCAGCCAGAGCGTGAACTGGATCATCGGCTCCGAGAAGCGCGGCCGATCCGATTTCAAGGTGCTCCCGCGCCGCAAGGAAGGCGGTAAGGCCGCCGAGCGCAAGACGGCCCTCCTCAAGTACCTTTCCGACGTCAATCACACGCCGTTCGAGCGCTCACTCGCCTTCGAGGAAGCGACCAAAGCCGGCCTCGGATGGCTCGAAAGCCAGGTGCAGGACGAGAACGACGGCGAGCCGATCTACGCCGGCTCCGAATCGTGGCGAAACATCATCTTCGACAGCACGTACCGCCGGCTCGACATGAGCGACTGCCGGTACGTCTTCCGCGTCAAGTGGGTTGATCTCGACGTCGCCATCGCGTGCTTTCCTGATCGCCGCGCGCAGCTCGAAATGGCTGCCGTCGACAACTATGAAGGCTGGGGTGTCGATGACATCGACGGCGACGACCCGATGGATTCGGCCGAGTATGAGAACGAACTGTCGGGCGTCGCGCGCGACGCGATGACGTACTCGCGCCGGCGTGTGCGCCTGATCGAAGCGTGGTTCCGCATGCCCGAGCGCGTGCAGCGCCTGAAGGGTTCGAAGTCGGATTTCCGCGGCGAAATCTTCGACCCGAATGACGAGCGGCACCAGATCGAGATCCAGAGCGGCCGGGCCGTCCTCGCCGAGTCGCCGACGATGCGCATGTACTGCTGCATCATGACGACGAACGACATGATCTGCTGCGCGCCGAGTCCGTATCGCCACAACCGCTATCCGTTCACTCCGGTTTGGGGATTCCGCCGGGCCCGCGATGGTATGCCGTATGGCGTCATCCGGTGGATGCGCGGCATGCAGGACGACGTGAACAAGCGGCTGTCGAAGGCGCTCTACATCCTGTCGACGAACAAGGTCGTCATGGACGAAGGCGCGGTAAACGACATCGAACAGTTCCGCCGAGAAGCTGCACGCCCCGATTCCGTGATCGAAAAGCGGCCGGGCAAGGAGATCATCCTCAACGTCGATCGCGACCTCGCACCCGCGCACCTTGAACTCGCTTCGCGCTCGATCCAGATGATCCAGCAAGTCGGCGGCGTGACTGACGAGCTGCTCGGCCGCGCCACGAACGCAGTGTCGGGCGTCGCGGTGCAAGCGCGCCAGGAGCAAGGCTCTGTCGCGACGAACAAGCTCTTCGACAACCTGCGCCTCGCCTTCCAGCAGCACGGCGAGAAAGAGCTTTCGCTCATCGAGCAGTACATGACGGACGAGAAGCAGTTCCGCATCACGAACCAGCGCGGCACGCCCGAGTACGTCACGATCAACAGCGGTCTGCCCGAGGACGACATTACGCGCACCAAGGCAGATTTCATCATCGACGAAGCCGAGTGGCGCGCCAGCATGCGCCAGGCGGCCGTGTCCGAGCTGATGGACGTGGCGAAATCGATGCAGCCCGAGATCGTGCTCGCGATGCTCGACTTGCTCGTCGAGAACATGGACATCCCGAACCGCGATGAGATCGTCAAGCGTATTCGCGCGATCAACGGTCAGAAAGACCCGGATCAGGAAGAGCCGACGCCGGAAGAGTTGCAGCGCGAACAAGCGCAGCAGCAGCAGCAGCAGTACCAGGACGCGATGGCGATGGCCCAGCTTCAAAAAGAGCAGGCACAGGCCACGGAAGCCGGCGCCAAAGCCGACCTCGCGACGGCGAAAGCCAATCAAGCGGCGGCGTCGGCGAAGCACATCGACATGCAGGCGGTCAACGAGGGCATCGTCGCGATCAAGGGAGCCACGGACGCGGCCACGGCGATCGCCTTCATGCCCTCGATTGCGCCGCTCGCAGATGGCATCCTCGAACAGGCTGGGTGGACGAACCCGAATCCGGATCTCCCGCAGCCTGCCCAAGGCTCAACCGGAACCCCGGCCGCGCCCGCCATGCCGGCGATGCCCGCCAATCAGGCTATGCCGGCGATGCCCGGGCACGCTATCTCGCCTCCGCAGCAAGGACTACCCCCGCAACCGCCTGGCGTTCCGCCGGGCAAATAGTGCAGTACCGCACGACACCACACCAACCATGAGGACAAGACGATGAGCGGATACACCGATGACGATTTGGCCGGCCTGACCGACGAGGAGCGCGCGGCGCTTCAAGAGGACGATGGTTCGGGCGCCGGCGATGGCGGCTCAACCGGCGATGACGGTGACGATAGTGCCAAATCTGGCACTTCGGTTGCCGACGAAGGCAAGGCCAATGGAGGCGACGATGGCAAGGGACAGCAAGCGGACGCGGGCGGCCAGGGCGGTGAAGAGGGCGGCGGCGACGGCGGTAACGGTGCGGCGGCCGATGACGGCAAAGGCGCGGATGGTGGCGCTGGCAGCGGCGGCGCTGATGACGCTGGCAAGCAGCCTACCGATCGTGCCGGCGATGCTGCCGATGCCAAGGCACCGATTGTTCCTCTCCTTGTAGCGGATGCGCCGGCCGATGCCGAAGCAAAGTTCAAGGAGATCAGCGATAAGAAGGGCGTACTGCTCGGTCAGTTCGACGATGGCGACATCACGGCCAAGGAGTATCAGACCCAACTCGACTCGCTCAACAAGGAAGAGCGCGCGCTCGAGCGCGCGATCGACAAAGCTCAAACTGCCGCGGAAATGCGCCAGCAGCAGGAGATGGGCGAATGGATGAAGCAGGTAACGGGCTTCACGACGAAGGAACATCCTGAATACAAGACCAGCCGTGCGCGGTGGATGGCGCTCGACTCGTTCGTGAAGGAGATCGCAGCAGAGAATCCGAATCTCGACGGCGGCGAGATCTTGCGGCAAGCGCACGCGAAGGTCATCGAAGATCTCGGCGAGGCGCAGACGAAGCAGGCTGATCCAGGCGGCAAGAAGGACGACGCGGCCAAGAAGTTGGATGACAAGGCTGGCAAACCGCTGAAAGGATCGAAGGTCGAGCCGCCCGCCACGCTCGGCAAGATCCCGGCGACGGACAATGCGGACATCACGGACGGCAAGTTCACCGCGCTCGACCGCCTGGCCGAAACCGATCCGATGGCGCACGAAGAGAAGCTGATGAAAATGTCGGCCGCCGAGCGGGACGAGTACCTAGCATCGCGCGCGTGATAGCGCATTACGTAGCAATACAACCGTGATTACAAAGGAGAAATGATGGCCACTATCAAACCCACCGTCGGCCGCCGCGTTTGGTACTACCCGGCGACGAACGAGAAGCGCATGAGCATGCTGCCGTTCCACCTTCACGGCGACGGCCCGCTCGACGCAGGCATCGCGCACGTCAACGATGACGGCACGGTCAATCTGTCGGTATTCGACTCGATTGGCAATCACCACTCGCGCCAGAAGGTTCGCTTCATCGACAACGATGAAACCGGTATGCCCACGGACGGCGACGCGTATGCAGCGTGGATGCCGTTCCAGCTCGGTCAGGCTCGCGCACCCCAGCAGGCGCAAGCGCACCAAGAAACGCCGCCGCTCGCGCCCCCGCCCGCTCCGGCTCCGGCTCCCGTCGCGCAAGTCGAGGCGCCGCCGCTCGCGCCGCAGGCTGAACCGCAGCAAGCCATTCAGCCCGCAGCCGACACGCCGCCGGCACAACTGGCGCAGTCGTGAGCTGAACCACAACCCACGGGGACCGCATGTTTAAGATCGATTTGAAGGTCGGGGAGAGCGTGAAGATTGGCGATTTCGCCGTCATCACGCTCGAGGACAAGTCGGGCAAAGTCGCCCGGCTTTCGATCCAGGCCGACAAGGCGGTCCCCATCACTCGCTCCGCCCCCTCGTCTACTGCACAGATCGCAGCCAAAGTAGGGCTATCGGCCGACGCAGCTTAGCTTTGCGGCCTTCGTGGTTGCGTTTTATAACCGCTTGGTCGATAATCCGACCAACTGCGGCGCAGGAGTGCCAAGGTGATCGTTCAACAACTTTCATCGAGGCATTCTCATGACTCAAACCGTCATCCCCTTCGGCGATCCCAAAGCCGTAAAGCGCTGGTCCGCTGACCTCGCTGTCGACGTCCGCAAGAAGAGCTACTTCGAGCAGCGCTTCATTGGCACGTCGGAAAACGCCGTGATCCAGCGCAAGACCGAACTCGAATCGGACGCTGGCGACACCATCGATTTCGATCTCTCCGTCCACTTGCGCGGCAAGCCGACCTACGGCGACAACCGCGTCGAGGGCAAGGAAGAAAACCTACGCTTCTACGGCGACAAGGTGATGATCGACCAAGTGCGTCACTCGGTTTCGGCCGGCGGTCGCATGTCGCGCAAGCGCACGGTTCACAACATCCGCAAGATCGCCCGCGATCGTCTCGGCGACTACTTCTACAAGTTCACCGACGAGCTGCTGTTCATTTACCTGTCGGGCGCGCGCGGCATCAACGTCGACTTCATCGAAACGACGGACTTCGCGGGCTTCGCGAACAATCCGCTCGACGCGCCGGACGTGGACCACTTGCTCTACGGCGGCGCCGCTACGAGCAAAGCCTCGCTTGCCTCGACCGACATCATGGACCCGATGGTCATCGAGAAGGCTGTCGAGAAGGCCGCGATGATGCAGGCCGAAAACCCGGACGTCGCGAACATGGTCCCGGTCAACATCGACGGTGACGAGCACTACGTGTGCGTCATGTCCGAGTACCAGGCGACCGACATGCGTACGGCCGCCGGCGGCAAGTGGATCGACTTTCAGAAGGCCGCCGCCGCGGCGGAAGGCTCGAAGAACGCGATCTTCAAGGGCGGCCTCGGCATGATCAACAACGTCGTGCTGCACAAGCACCGCAACGTGATCCGCTTCAGCGATTACGGCGCGGGCTCCAACGTGCAAGCGGCGCGCGCGCTGTTCATGGGCCGCCAGGCAGGCGTCATCGCCTACGGCACGGCCAACGGCCTGCGCTTCGACTGGGAGGAAACGGTGAAGGACTACGGGAACGAGCCCGCCATCGCTGCCGGCTTCATCGCCGGCATGAAGAAGGCCCGTTTCAACAACAAGGACTTCGGCGTGCTCTCGATCGATACGGCTGCTGCGAAGCATACGTAATCGTCGACTGGCATAGAGGGAGCCGCCGAGCGCGGCTCTTTCACCACTCAATCCCGACTCTGAAGAGGTAGACCATGACCATTTACCAAAGCCTTTGGGCGACGAGCCAGCGCAACACGCCGTACGGCGACTGCGCCGGCGACGAAGTGTGCGAGCTGTTCGAGTTTGCACTGACGTCCACGGCCCTCGCTACGGGCGACATCATCGAACTCGCCGTGCTGCCGGCCACGCACGCGCCGAGCGACGCGATCCTGATTTCCGACGATCTCGACACGAACGGCGCTCCGACGATCGCTTTCGACGTCGGCATCATGTCGGGCGACGTTGGCGACGCAGTATCGGCGCGCACGTGCGGCAATGAGCTCTTCTCGGCATCCACGCTCGGCCAGGCCGGCGGCGTCGCGCGCACGACCTTGGCGACGGCGTTCACGATCGCTGGGACCGATGGTCATCGGTCCATCGGCGTGAAGATCACGACTGCCGCAGCAACGCAGGCCGCAGCCGGCGCCAAGATCCGTCTCATGCTCAAGTACCGCCCCGTCTAAGCGGGGATTCCGGGCCCTCTCGCTTCGCGGCGGGAGGGCTTTTGTCCATTAGTACGCAGGAGAGAGAAGTCATGGGTGACACGAAAAAGACGGGCTCATTCCACGGCAAGAGCAATCGGCTCGGTATGGGCGGCCGTGCGGCCCAGTTGAAGGCGCAGGGCGTCCCCGGCGGCGTGATTGGGAACATCGCGCGCAGCAATGGCGCCGCGCCCGGCCAGAACAATTTTCACGGCGGCGGCGGCTCGATGAAGAATTTCCCCGGCCATCGCAAGAGCCGCAAGGTCTGATCGCTTCGCACAAGACCATCCCCACGAGAGAGAGGAACATGAAAATCGAATGTATTTTGAAGCGCAAAGGCGGTTCGCACATCGAGATGCCTGGCAAGAAGTACTACTTCGAGCCGCAGGAGGATGGGCGCCACATCGCCGAGGTCGAGGTCGACGACCACATCGAGCGTTTCCTTGCGATCCCCGAGGCGTATCGCATCGCCCGCGCGCCGGGCGTGCATCATGACCAGTCGCAAGCAACGGCACTGCTGGCAGGCACGGTGAAGCTGCCTGATGCTCCGTCCGCGCTCGCCGTCGACCCGGGTGCGCTGCTCGGTAGCGACAGCCATCCGTCGACCTTCCAAATCGGCGACGCAACCTATGCGATCGGCGACGTGCTTTTGCGTGCGTTCCAAGATTCCGGCCTCACGGTCGAGGACTGGAACGGCCTGGACGACGAAGATCGCGCCACGAAGATCGACATCGTGCTCGACGGGATTGAAGACGGCGAAATCGCGCTCGAGCCCGTTGCTACGGATGATCGCGTGAAGCTGGCGGCGCAATATCAGGCCGCTTTTGGCCGTATGCCGGCGAGCAACATGAAGCTTGAAACCATCAAGGCGCGACTCGCCGCCGGCGCGGAGTAACCCATGCCGATAGCCGCCGCCGATCTGATCTCGCGCGTAGGCCACATCCTTCAGGATGAGGACAACGTTCGTTGGACGGTCGATGAACTCATCGAATGGATCAACGATGCCGCACGCGAAACGATCGTCCGGCGGCCGGCGGCGCGTGCCGTGACGGCGATTCTCTCCCTCGCCGCCGGCACGCGCCAACAGCTTCCCGACGCAGCCGTACAGCTTCTCGACGTCGTGCGAAACATCGCGGCTGATGGGACGACGCCGGGCCGCGCGGTTCGGCGCGTCGATCGCCAGTTGCTCGACGATCAGAACCCCGACTGGCACACGCAGAAACAGCAAGGGAAGATCAAGCATTTCACCTTCGATGAACGCGTTCCGAAGGTGTTCTACGTGTACCCGCCGGCAATCGCCGCGACCAAAGTCGAGGCGCTTCACTCCGAACTGCCTCCGGCAATCGCGGCTTCGACGGACTCGCTAGACATGGGCGCCGAGTATCTGAACGCGCTCGTCTCCTACGTATGCTTCCGCGCGCTATCGAAGGACAGCGAATTCGCTAACGGCACTGTCGCGGCCGCCTTCTATCAGGCATTCATCGATGCCGTGACCGACGGCAGCGCCAAGACTACGGCCAACTCGCCGAACGAGAACAGCGTATGACCGATCTCGAAGACTTCCTCCCGAAGATCCTCCCGTTCGCGCCTGGATGCCCGGAGCCTACGGCGTTTGAGCATTTGCGGAACGCCGCGGGTGACTTCTGTGAAGAGACGCGGCTTTGGCGCTTCGACGACACGTTCGCGCTCGGCAGCGAGCCGAACATCGTGTGCACGCCGCAGGGCGCAGTCATTCACGAGATCGAGCGGTGCGACTACAACGGCATCAAGCTCGAACCGCGCTCGCTCGATTGGCTGGATGACCAGTGGCCCGATTGGCGCTCTGACACGAACGCGACGAACGGCGATCCGAAGTGGTTCACGCAGATCTGCCCGGACACGATCCGCGTTGTGCCGATCCCTTGCGAGCTGGGCGGCAGCGTCAAAGTGTGGCTACGCCTGAAGCCGTCCGATGACTGCGAGCAGCTTCCCGACTTTTTGTTCAAGCAACACGGCACGATGATCTCGTGGGGCGCGCTCGCCAGCATTCTCATGCTGCCGAATCAGACGTTCAGCAACCCGAATATGTCCGTCTACTTCCAGGGGAAGTTCGACCAGGCGCTCGGGCGCAAATCCAAACTCCAATCGGCCGGGCAGCAGCGTGCCCCCGTTCGGACGAAAGCGACCTTTTTCTAAGGAGTCACCATGCCGGGCGCATCCACCTACACGAAAGAAAATGTCATCAATGCCATCCTGCGCGGGGTGGCGCTTGCTGTTCCTGCGACGGTCTATGTCTCGCTGCACACGGCCGACCCGGGCGTCGACGGCTCGAACGAAGTCACGCTCGCGGCATGGCCTGGCTACCTGCGTCGCGATGCGGCGAACGGGATCGGCGGCGTTGCATCCGGATGGTCGGCGGCCGACTCGAGCGGAAACTCGAAGAATGCCAAGCAAGTCACCTTCCCGAACAACAACGGCGCGGGCCCGATCACGATCACGCACTTTGCGCTATGGGATGCAGCGAATGCTGGGAACATGATCGTAAGCGGCGTTCTGACGACTGCGCGCACGCTGGCGATCGGCGACATCCTCGTCTTCGACGTCAATGCGTTGTCCGCCACGTTGACGTAATGAACAAGTACGCCCTCAACGTCGCTCCGATCGATGGCTGGCAGACCTGGTTTGCCAGCGGCGATACGGCCATGACGTTGAGCGCGCAAGGATTGGGGACGGCAGCCCAGCTCGCCGCGGCGACAGCAGCTATCTCCCTTGCGATGGAAGGAACGCCAGTAGCCAGTGTGCTCGCGTCCGCATCGGCAATGATCTCGCTGACGATCGAGGGCAATGCGGTCATCGGCTCGCAACCGATCATCGCGCACCCTGGCTATGGCGACATCGAACTGACGCTGCGCATCACCGGCACCGCGGCCTCTATCCAGGCGGCAGACGGCAACGCAAGCATGACGCTGACGGCTGAGTACACCTTCCCTGATCCGGTAGTGATTCCTAGCGCCTACTCGCCCGCATACCGCGGGTGCGTGCTTGGCGTACCGCCTGAAAACAACACCCTGGTCGTGCCTGCCGACGCGCCGATACGCGTCGAGCCCGCGCAGAAGTTGCCGACCGTTCCGCCTATGAGGATGCCGTAATGCTTGGAATCATGATGAAAGAGCCGGCGGACCAGCGCGACTACGACATCGACTTTTCGCGCTGGCTGCCCGACGACGACACGGTTACGACGGCCGTAGCGACCGTCGATCCTCCCTACGATGCGGTCGCGAACCCGAGCGGCGTTCAAGTGACGTCGATCGGTGTGACGAGCCCGATCGTCAAGGTGTGGGCGAACGGCGGCCTCGACGGGATCACCTACAAGATCAGCGTGAAGGTGTCGACGAACGGCGGGCGCATCAAAGAAGTCGATTTCAAACTCCGCGTAAAGGACGAGTGACATGGCGCTGAAAATCACGAACAACGCCACGAGCAAGCTTGCCGCGGCGATCGGCACGGCCGACACGACTCTCTCACTCACGCCCGGAGAGGGCGCGAAGTTCCCGACGCTCGCGGCTGACGATTGGTTTCCCGTTACCGCAATCAAGAGCGACGGCACGCTGGAAATCATGAAATGCACGGCGCGCGCGACCGATACGCTCACTGTGTCGCGCGCGCAGGAAAACACGGGTGCGATGGCGTTTTCGAGCGGTGATCGGATAGAGCTGCGCATGACGGCCGCCGCGTTCAATCAGTTCGTTACGACCAATGCTTCGGGCGGCATCACCGTACCGAATGCCGGCATCATCATGTCGAAGGACGCTGGCGGTACGCTGCGCGAGCTGATCTACATGAGCGCTGACGATCATCCGACCTTGGTCGTGTCGACGGGTACGCACCTGCGCATCATGAACCAGGCGCAGGACACGGAACTCTTTACCTGCGACAACAGCGGCAATATTGACGCCGCAGGCAATGCCACTGTAGCCGGCAACGAAACTGTCACTGGCAACATCACGGTCGGCGGCAATGCAACTGTCACCGGAATCATTACCGGATCGAACGTCACGGCAACGTCGGACGAGAACCTGAAAAAGGATTGGGCATCCGTCGCCCCCGACTTCCTCGATCTTCTCGCTCAAGTGCTCGCCGGGAGCTATACCCGCATCGACACCGGCGAGCGGCAAGCTGGCGTTTCAGCGCAATCGCTCGCTCGGGCCCTCCCCGAGGCAGTGATCGAGAATGCCGACGGCACGCTCTCGGTAGCGTACGGCCACGCGGCTCTCGTTGCTGTCATCGAACTGACGAAGGAAGTGCTTAGCCTCCGCTCACGGCTGGAGGTCAAGATATGACTCTGCCCGTTGCATTTCCTATTTCACTTCAGCAGATCGCGAACGAGCTTGGGTTCTCGTTGCCTCTGTCGATGGACAATCAATTTGTTATTGAGCTAGCAGGAAAGAGCGTTGGACCGGTTTCGTTAAGTGACTTGTTTGGAAAGACAGGGAATTTTTCTGGATCGATGGTTTCTGGTGGTGCCGGTACTCGTGCTGAAATAGATTTCCCAAGCCCTACGTTTTTCGGCGGTACTATTGCAAGCCTTCAAGAGATAACGGCCGGATTAGCTTTGAGCCTGAATTTCTCGGTTGCGCCTAATCTCACTGGAAACATAGTCGTAAAGAACACTACTACGGGCGCAAGCTCTATATTCACGAAGTCGAGCTCTACGCTATGGTCAGGACAGGGCCCGATCATTCGCACTCCTGTCGGATATAACGACAATTACACCGTGTATCCATCAGAATAACCTGCATCGATCATGTCACTTAAACTCGCAAACAATGCAGTCAGCAAGCTTGCATCGGCGATAGCCGCAGGCGACACGTCGATCAGCGTTACGGCGGGCGATGGCGCGAAGTTTCCTGCGCTCGCGGCGGGCGATTGGTTTCCCATAACGGCGTTCAAGAGCGATGGTTCGCTTGAGATCATGCGGTGCACTGCGCTCGCCGGGGACACGTTGACGGTTTCGCGCGCGCAGGAAGGGACCGCGGCCCTCGCGTTCAATGTTGGCACGATCGTAGAGTTGAGACTGACGGCGGCGGCTGTCGCCGAGATCCAAAGCAATATCAGCACGAACACGACGCAGCTCGGACAGATCTCAGGCAAGAACCGCCTCATCAACGGCGGCTTCAAGGTCGACCAGCGAAACAGCGGTGCGGCACAGACGATTGTCGCGGGTGCGGCGCTCGCTTACACGGTTGATAGGTGGTATGCCTACTGTACGGGCGCCAATGTGACGGGCCAGCGCGTCGCCGGATCGGGGCGCTCGCAGTATCGCTATCAATTCACTGGCGTGGCCGGCTGCACGGGTATTGGATTCGCTCAGCGCATCGAGGCTGCGAACTCATACGATCTCAACGGCGAGACTGCGACGCTCTCCGTAGACCTTGCTAATTCTCTGCTCGGCACTGTCACTTGGACCGCCTACTACGCGAACACGGCGGATGCGTTTGGCACGCTCGCCGCGCCCACGCGCACGCAGATCGCTACAGGCACGTTCAACGTGACCAATGCAGTTACGCGCTACTCGACGCAGATCGCTATTCCCGCTGCCGCAACGACAGGTATCGAGATCGTGCTCTCGGTCGGCGCGCAGACGTCAGGCACGTGGACGATCGGAGAGCCGCAGCTCGAGCACGGCAGCATCGCAACGGAAGTTGATCGACCTATTCTGAGTGACGTTTTGCAGTACTGCCAGCGATATTGCTTCAAGATTGCATCTAGCACGGCGTGCGATATTGCGATGGGGATGATTAACTCATCGACGAGCATCCTTGCTGATGTTGATTTTCCTGTAGAAATGTTCGCTGCACCCACATTGCTGTCCTCAAATTTGTACGGCTCATCTGCGGCGCAGATAACGGCCGTGACATCGTCGTCAATCGGCTCAGTCTCAACTCGGAATGCGCGCATTTCGACAACCGCTTCCGGGGCGACGTGGACACCGGGTCAGGTAGGGATACTCATAGCCGGCAATGGCAGCGGAGGCTGGATTCAACTTACCGCGGAAATACCATAGCCTTTCTGGCGCATTGGCACGGTCTATGCCACAATGTCAACGCGCCGCGCGGAATCCCTCTCTCTCCTTGCGCTCCCGCGGCGCCCATGATGACCTCTAACCTCTCGTACATCGCTCGATCATCACGCGAAGCCTCCCGCTCAAGGCTTCTGTGTGACTTCGACGATTACGAGGGGAATCATGGCTCTCAAGCTATCCAACAATGCTGTCGGCTTTCTCGCCGCAACGCTCGCTGCAACTGACACTTCCATCGCGCTTCAGCCCGGCCAGGGTGCGCTCTTTCCCGTTCTCGCGAACGGCGACTGGTTCCCCGGTACGCTAGTCGCGAGCAGCGGGGCGATCGAGATCGTGCGCGTCACCGCGCGCTCGACCGACTCGCTGACCGTCGCGCGTGCGCAGGAAGGCACGGCCGCCCAAGCGTTTAGCCCTGGTGCGCGGCTCGAGCTTCGCATGACAGCGGGCGCGCAGCAGGGCATCGTTGACGATCTGAAGGCGCTGATAGATGCGATCTCGCCGCGCGTCGGCGACATCAAAATTTGGCGTGGCGCAATCGCAGACATAGCGAGTATCCACGGCCCGGGCTGGCAGCTTGCCAATGGCACGAATGGAACTACTGATCTGCGGGATAAGTTCATCGTCGCAGCGGGCGGCACGTATGCTCCGGGCGATACGGGCGGTGCAGCAAGTGTCGCATTGACGGTTGCCCAAATGCCCGCCCACGCCCACCAGAACACGCTAGCCGAGTCTCCCCACACGCACGGCAATAGCCTTACTGACAATGGGCATACCCATGCATTCGCATCTGGATCGGCTTGGACGAACGGCGGCCCGCAGACATGGGGTGGCGGAAGTGCTGGGTACATTGGCGTTCAACCGATGAATTACGCCAAGACCAACATCGTCCTAAACAACGCTGGCGCGACGACCGGTATTTCGATCACAAACGCATCGCAAGGCGGGGGCGCCGCACACGAGAATCGTCCCCCGTACTACGCGCTAGCCTTCATCGAGTACATCGGCACCGCTTGACAGATGCTTTCCATTGGTGTCGCACTGTACAATGCGGTATGGTGCGGCACGACGGAGGGCACATGACCATCTTGAAGATCACGGGGTTCACGGGCGAGATCCCGCGCCTTGTGCCCCGACTTCTGCCGGATACGGCCGCGCAGAATGCCATGAACACGCGCCTCGAGTCGGGCGGCCTTTCTCCGTACCGCAAGCCGAAATTCATTCAGCGCATCGATACGATCGCCGCCGGCTCGATTCAGACCATCTACCTCGACAGTACCGGCACCTGGCTCGCGTGGGACAAGCCCGTCTACGTGGCGCCGGGCCCGGTCGCGGCCGACCGTCTCTACATATTCGGCGACGGCGCGCCGCAGATGAAAGTCGGCGCGACCACCTATCCGCTCGCGATGCCGATGCCGAGCGCGGCGCTTACGGCGACCGTCAGCGGCGCGGGAACCGGCGACGTATTCGATAGGGTGTACGTGTACACGTGGGTGAGCGGGTTCGGCGAGGAGTCGGAGCCGAGTGCCGCGTCGACGTCCGTGCAATGGCAGTCGGGCCAAACAGTGACGCTTTCCGGGTTTGATGCGGTCCCCGCTGGGCGCGACATCACGAAGCAGCGTATCTACCGGTCGCAGACGAGCCTTTCGGGCACAGACCTGTATTTCATCGCCGAGCGTGACGCTACCAATGCCGATTTCATCGACAACATATCGCAATCCGATCAAAACGAGCCGCTTCCGTCGCTCGAATGGAACGCACCGCAGGCTGACCTTACCGGCTTGATCTCGTTGCCTAACGGCATGATGGCGGCGTTCCGCGGGAAAGAGCTCTGGTTTTGCGAGCCGTGGCGCCCGCACGCGTGGCCGCAAAAGTACGTGCTCACGATGGACTACAACATCGTGGCGCTCGGCGCGTACGGCACGACGATCGTAGTCGCAACGGACGGTCAGCCCTACATCGTGTCCGGCGCGTCGCCCGATACCATGTCGCAGGAAAAGCTCGAGCTGAACCTGCCGTGCATCAATGCGCGAGGCCTTGTCGACCTGGGGTATGCAATCGCCTACCCGTCGCATGACGGCCTCGTTGTCGCATCCTCCGCGGGCGCGCGCGTCGTCACTGACCAGCTCATGACGCGAGACGACTGGCTCAAGACGGCGCCGGATCGGTTCGTCTCTGGACAGTTCTACGGGCTCTACTTCGCGAGCTACGAGTACGTCGACCCGCAGGGCAATGCACTCTCCGGAAGCTTCATCATCGACCTGACCGGGCAAGAGGCATTCCTGAAGCGCACGAACTACAAGGCCGATGCCACGTGGTATGACATCAGCGGCGGCAACCTGTATCTGTGCATCGGGCAGGACATTTACCAGTGGGACGCGCTCGATAGCGAAAACGAGATCCTGACCTGGAAATCGAAGCAGTACGTCATCCCGCGCCCGACCAACTTCGGCGTGATCCTGATCGAGGGCTCGACGCTTCTGACGCCCGAGCAGCAGTCGGCGATCGATGCGGCGAACGCGGCGGCCAAGGCGTACAACGACTCCGTTTTCAACGACTTGAGCATCGGGGGCGAGCTGGGCGGATCAGCGTTCAATACCTACCCGATCGATGGCGATGAGCTTCAGCGCATTACCGCTGACCGCTTCGTCTCCGTGACCGTCTACGCCGATGGGGAGCAAGTCGCAGTCGTGAGCAAGCTCAACAAGACGACGCGCCTTCCGTCCGGCTTCTTGGCGCAGAGCTGGGAGGTCGAGATCAGCGCGAACGCAGACATTGCACAGGTGACTCTGGCCGGGACCGCAACCGAACTAGCAGGGGTGTGAAATGGCACGTGGCGATCTAAACGCAAGCCAGTCGGGCACAAACGAGCGCGGCGACGCGCTGACCGATCGGCGCATCGAAACCTCGATCGTACGTGTGCTCAACGCCAAGTTTGGACTATCCGAGCGCGTCGTTCAGCAGATACAGGAGTTGTCGGGGGCGCGTGGGCAGCAACAAGACGGCTCGCGCCCCCGCGCCGCCGTGCGCAGGCAGGATCTCTCGGCCTTCAATCGGATGGACCAGCTCAGTTCCAAGGCAGTGACGGCCGCGCCGACCGCCGCAGACTTCAATGCGCTGCGTGACGACGTGCGCGCCATCTACGAAGCGCTTTCGATAATCGTTCAGGCTGTGAATTCTTAGTCATGGCCGTAGTGGTTCGAAAAAGCTAGAATGGTGCGAATTTGTTACCACATTCGACCATGTACAGACTGATCTACGGCGAGGACGATCGGATTTTGCCTTGGGCGCTCGAGCGTACCGGGGTTGTCGGTTTTCGCCACGATGCGCGCACGATCGGCTACGAGCGCGATGGTGACATGGTGGCAGTCGTGGTTTTCGACGGGTTTTCGGACGTCGATTGCAACATGCATATCGCCAGTGACGGGACTCGGCGATGGCTTACGCGGGAGCTGCTGACGGCATCCTTCGCGTATCCGTTCATCCAGTGCGGGCTGCGCCGCGTGACGGCACTTGTGCCGGCGCGAAACGTCGACGCGCTGCGCTTCGATGAGCACATCGGCTTTCGGCGCGAGGGTTATCACCCGTGCGCCGCGAAGGACGGTGACTTGGTATCGCTCGGCATGCTGCGCGAGTGGTGCAGATTCATTCCCCGGGAGTCCCGCGCATGATCGATCCGTACGTTGAATTTTGGGGCAGCGATGAGCACGCTGACATCGATTACGGCGTGTTTCCGCGGGCGCGCATGCACCGCAAGGGATGGGACCAGCGCCTCGCCGCGTTGCGCGTTGGGCGGCATATCTGCTTTGGGAAAGGCGGTGGCGGCGGAAATGCTCCTACGCCCGATCCGCAGATTGGACAAGCTGCGCTGCAAGAGGCGCAGACCGGGCAGCACTGGCTCGATTTTGCGACCCAGCAATTCAACATCGGCAACGCGCGCCAGTCCGAACTTGATGACCTGACCAAGCAGGTAACGCAGCAGCAGCTCGGCACGCAGGCGCAGCAAAACCAGTGGGCGCAGCAGGACCGCGCGCGCTACACGGGCACGTTCGAGCCGCTTCAGGACCAGTACATTCAGCAGGCGAAAGATTACAACACGCCCGCGAAGCAGCAGGAAATGGCGGCTGAAGCCGTCTCCGATCAGCAGCAAGCGGCCCGACAAGCCAACGACGCAAACACGCGCTCGATGGCGAGCATGGGCATCAATCCGGCGAGCGGCCGGTTCCAAGGCATCACCCGGGCGCAGAACACGCTGAACTCGCTAAACGCCGCCGGTGCAGCGAACAACGCACGCCAGGCTGTGCGCGACAAGGGGCTCGCGCTCGAGGCGGATGCGATCAATATGGGCAACGGCCTTCCGACAAGCGCAGCATCCTCGGCGGGCATTGGGCTAAACGCTGGAAACTCGGCGGTTGGGAATGCCGGCGCGGCTAACGCGAACTGGCGCTCGAACGTTGGGATTATGGGTCAGGGCTACAGTGGCGCGATGCAAGGGTATCAAGGCCAAGGCAGCCTGCTGAATAGCGAATATGGCAATCAGCTCGCTGGGTGGAGTGCTCAGCAACAGGCGTCTTCGGCAAACTCGGCGGGGCTGATGGGTGGTATCGGCAGCATTGCGGGCGCTGGGATCATGGCTTTTTAAGGAGAGAGAGCATGGAAGAAATCATGGGGCGCCACGAGCGCATCGCGTTGCAATTTTCGGGCGGAAAAGACTCGCTCGCGCTGCTGTACCTGATGCGGCCGTATTGGGACCGCTTGACCGTCTATTGGCTCGATACGGGCGACGCGTTCCCGGAGACGCGCGAGACGATCAAGCAGATTGCTGGCCTCATCGTGCCGCACCTCGAGATCATTTACGGCAATCAGCCCGGCGTGATCGAACAATTCGGCATTCCATCCGATCTTGTTCCCGCGAACTCGACGCCGATCGGCATCGCCGCGAAGGGCGGAGGCGTGTTGATTCAGGACCGCTACTCGTGCTGCATGCGTTCGCTTATGCTTCCGATGCACGAGCGCATGGTCAAGGACGGCATCACGCTCATTATCCGCGGGCAGAAGGCGAGCGACATGATGCGCTCACCGCTCAAATCGGGCGACGTCGAGAACGGTATCGAATACCTGTTCCCGCTTCAGGATTGGGACGACAAGCGCGTGTTTGATTACCTGCGCAAGCAAGGTGTCGAGATCCCGCGGTTCTACGAGATCATGAGCGCATCGCCCGATTGCATGTCGTGCTCGGCATATTGGGAAGACGGCCGCGCTGCGTACCTGAAACAGTACCATACGCAGGCGTACGAAGAGTATCAGCGCCGCCTCAACGCGATTTCGTCGGCGACGGCCGAGGCGATCACGTTTTTCAACTTGGAGATCGGATGAGCGACGCGAGCGATGGCGGGTCAGGCTTCTCGGCACAAGACATCCAAGACAGCCTAGACCGGATCAAGGCGCAACAGGAGCAGGAGCAGGCTGACGCCAATCAGCAGCAGGCTGCTTTGATGCGCCAATCGTCATCGCGTCCGCAGTCAGGCGGTATCGGTAATTTTCTGTCGTCGACCGGCAATGAAATGAACCTGTTCAAATCGTTGTCTCCTGGCGCCGCGGCGGCGCCTACCAGCTTCGCCGGCTCGACGACGCCGGCGATTGGAGCCGGTACAGGAGAAGGAGCCTCCGGCCTGTATGGGCTTGGTGGCATGTCCGAAATGGCTGGAGGAGCTGGCGGTGCAGGGCCGTTCACATTGGGCGGCGCGTCTACTGGAGGCGGTGCAGCATCGAGCGGCATCGGATCATCAGCCGGGCCGTGGGGAGCCTTGGCCGCCGTCATCCTTGCTCACAATCAGTGGGCAAAGGGCAAGGGGCTACGTGACAATGAGAGCTTCCCCCTGGAAACTGGCCTGACGCAGCAGGCACCTGCAAAGGATGCGCGATGGTACGCGCCCCGCATGGACAAGGTGATCCCCGGTTCGGGAACTGACGCAAAGGTGTGGGGTGATCTCAGCTCATTTCGTGTTGGAAGTGCGCTAGACGCGTGGAAGCAGAATCCGCTCGGCGCCCTGGGCGGAATTATTGGGATCGGCAAGGACAAAAACTAGGAGTGACCATGGCGAACTACGGCATTGGAATCGGCGCATTCGCAAATGGCATGCTGCGAGGCATGCAGATCGGGAAAATGGTTCGTGACGCGAAGGACCAGTACGACGCGCGGCAAGCGACTCAAGGCGCCCTTGAAGATGCCAAAGCGCAGCGCGCCGCGGCAGTTGATGCCGAAACCTCGCGCCTCATGGGAATCGGCCCGCAGGGGCCTCAAGCGCCCAGCGCAGATGGGGCTTCGGTACAAACGCAACCGGTCAATATGACCGCTCCACAAGGGGCGCCCCTGCCCGATCAAAGTGCCGCGCCAGCATCCGCGGTCCCCGCGCCTACGTCGGCGCAGGCCGCGCCAGCTCCGACGCCTACGGCCGCCGCCGCGCCGCTCCTCTCCACCGATACCGGCGCGCCGGCGCCTGGCCCAACGCAATCCGCACTGACGCCTAATCAAGTCGTCGCCTCGCGCGGGTTGCCTTCTCAGAGCGCACCGTTGAGCACCGCGGATGCGCGCGCGCTCGCCGACAAGAGCGCGCCGAGCGTCATGGAATTTTTCCAGAAGAAGGGCGTCCCGAAGATCGCCGAAACGTACCTGGCGCAAGGCGACCCGGCAAAGGCGCAGGCATGGATGGATTGGGCTGACCAAGCCGAGAACAAGCGCAACATGGCGACCTGGGCCAAGGCTTGGCGCGCGACGCAGCTCGGCGACATCGAGGGCGCAGCCGATCACTTCATGGATCTCTACAAGAGCTACCAGGATGGCGTCACGCCGATCTCGAAGGAGGTCGTCAAGGATAAGGACGGCAACATTACGGGCTTCAACGTGAAGCTGCGCAACGACAGCACTGGCGAGGAGCGCTCGCAGTTCGTCGATCGCAGTCAGCTCCTCAACATGGGGCTCGCGTCGCTCTCGCCGCCGCAAATGTTCGAGGCGGAATGGCAGAAGCAGACGGCGCTCGACGCGGCGAAGACCAAAATGCAGACCATGGTCGCGCAAACGAAGCTCGACACGGCCAAGGAGATCGCGCTCGAGAACGCGAGGCAGGGCAACCGCGTGCAGCTCGAGGGCATCAAGAGCAACGACCGGTTGGATCAGGACACTAACAAGGCCAAGCTCGACGCCGCCAATCAGAAGAACAAGGTACAAAACGAGCTCGACGCGAAGGTAGGCGCCCTCAAGAACGCCGGCTACTCGGACGACTTCATCAAGAACGCGCTTCCTGACATCCTGGGCGTGAACCAGTACAAGAAGGCGACCTCGCCCGATGAAGCCAAGCGCCTAGCCTTCGGCGACCGGATGAAGAACGACCCCACGTTCGCCTACAAGTCGGCCGATCAGCAGCGCCAGATCATTGATCAGGATATGGGCTTGATCTATGGCGGCATGA